CTATCATTTATTTTTTTATAATCATCAGGATGTACAGTTTTCTTTAAACGGTCGTGAGCTTCTTTTGGACTATCTCCGTTTTTATCTGGATGTTTACCCATGTGTTTTCCACCAAGTAAATGGTATCCAGTCAATATTTCATGTAGTTTACCTTTGGTATCAGAAGAAACTTTGCCTTTTTTAGGACCTTCTTCTTTTACGTCTTCTGTCAATTCTTCTAAATCATTTTCATCAGAAAAATATGTTTCTGATAATTCCATCTTTCTCAATTCTTCTTCGTCTTCATCTCTCAATTTCTTTAGAATTTCATCAATTTCAGCATCAGTTAATTTTTTTTCATTAAGTTCAACAGATTCTGATATTAATCCGGCTCTTTCTAACCAAATTCTTTTTTGTAATGATAAATCGTTTAAATTCATTTTCTTACCTTTAACAAATTAGCTTTTGCGAATTCTGCTCTATTTACCAATTTAGTTGGTTCTTCTTTGCCGTGTTCTGGTTTATGATTAATCACAAAACCTTCTGGCTTAGATTTCTTACCTTCAATGTGGTGTTCGTATCTACCTTCATGTGTTTCTAAAGATTTAACCAAAGCATTCTTGGCTTGGTGTAAATGATGGTGCATAGAGAACAAATGGCCGTATGCAGCTTTGTTTTTCTCTACATGTTTAATCTGATGTTCACCTTCAGCACGTTTTTCAGCCTTAGATTTGTCAGTTTTTACTTTGCTGGCTTTCTTTTCGTGTTCACTTTGTAGATGTGCTTGAAATCCTTTAACACTTGGAACCTGATCGTGTCTTACTGTATGATTAATGTAAGTGGATAGATGACCGGATTCTCCACCATGAGCATGATGAACGGCATCATACATTTTGTGGCCATGTGTGTCGTGTATCTCTTTAGCTGCAGCCATGTGTTTATGAAACTCATGTTCATTCTCCGGACTGTGTTGAACCTTACTTGTATCATGTTCAGCACCATGAATATGGACATCTGGATGTTCTTTAAAGTTATGGTGGTCAACATGAGGTGAAGCATGTTTCATGTCATCACTATATTTTTGGTGAACTACGACACCAATCTTAGATTTGTTAATTTTCTTAGCTTCATCACCGTGTGCAGTATAGGTGATGGTATTTGGTGTAAAAGATACTTTATTTTTTGCAGCTTCAAACAAATGTTCTTCTTTTAATGTCTTAGTTTCTGCATGATGCATCACATCACCTTGATAAACACCAGTTTTAGGTGTTACTTTTGGTAGATGTTTGAGTGCATGTTTAAGAGTTTTTACTAAGCCTGGAGCATGGCCATGATTCTTCTGAATATCTTTTTCAGAGTAGTTAATCTTTGGATTCTTATTGAAAGCAGATTTGGAAGCAACAAAGAATTTACCAGTATGTGGATGGTGACCAAAGACAATTGATGGAGAACCATCATATTTCATTGTTAAATTACTACTTTTGTGGCCAGCCTTAATATGTTCGTGTGCTTGTTGTAAAGCACCATAAGCATGTTCAAAACCAGCATGACCGTGCATTAAAGGTCTATCTTCAGCATGGTGAATGTGTTTGAGCTGGCCGCCTTCATCAGCAGCTTCTTCAGTCAGAAACGATATAAAAGTTTTCATTGATTTTCCCTAGAAATACAACACACTATGGTTGTCCGTAGGTTTATTTATACAACTTTTAAACTCATATGACCGATTTTTTAAATTATTCGGTTTGATACATAGTCAATTTCGGTACATATTGGCTGGCCAATACCAACGCCTTTCTGGTCCAGGATGCATATCATATGCTTTAGGATTACCACTACCATGCCAACATTCATAATCAAATCGGTGGTGTGGTTGGCCAATAAATTGTGGTTGAAAATTGTTTTCTTCAGGCGTCTTCAATATTCTACATTTTCTCAGGTATGAAGCCTTTGCCCACCAAAAATTGCCGGCATAGATTGGATAAGGTCCGCAAGTCAGAGAAGGCGAATCAGCGGTTAGAAACGAAGCGCCGCAGGTATCATAACCTTCATCTAAGTGTTGTATACATTCTTTCCACTTTTCAATATTCCAGTATTGCATGTATCTTCTCCATTCATGGTGGTTACTGGATATTCCTTTGTGGTGCATATAACATACATAGAATTCTTCATCCGTAGACTGAACTAGGTCTTGTATGTGTAAAATTGTGGTACCTTCATACCATTTTTGAAATTCTGGACCAAAGGTCTTATAATTGATATTGTCTCTATCTTTCCATCGAACCTGCAGCCATCTAAAAAGAGACTCATTGTAGTGCAACATCATATTGATTTCAGCCGCATCTATAAGACCAGTTTCCTCTAGTAGTTTGGTCTGTTCTAATGTAATGCCAATATTACCATTGATATCTAAAGCATGACTAAAAACTTTTATTTTCATTTCAATACATTTTCAATATCATCAACGGTGTTTTTAATTAAATGATTTGATATTACATATTCGTAAGCTGCATCTGTATTAATTGGACGCCAATGTTTTAATATCTCAACCAATTCATTTTCTGTTTCATATACTGTACCAAACTTAGATAATAATTTAGCACCAGCAATATTACGAGATATCCAAGGTGTCTGATTAATCATAGATTCTAAAATCACAAGGCCAAAACCTTCAGTATCAGAATTCATAATATAACAGTCGGCATCAGCAATAGCATCTTTAACATCTTTTGGATCTTCTACCATCAAAGGAATAACATTTTCTGTTTTCTTTGGCATAATACCAAAACGATTGTCATAACCAGTAGTTACCAATATTGCATTATTTAAATTGGCTTTCATAAAAGCATTGGCTAATTCAATCATCTTTTTATTTTGCCAATAACCACCACAAGATAGAAACATTCTTTTGTCTTTAGGTATATTGTATTTGTCTTTGAAACGGCCTCTAACACCAATACAATCTTTCGGTGATATGCCATGAATTACTTTGTGTGCTTTGTTAGTAAATCCCCATTTTTCTACATGAGCCCAATCTTCAGGTGCAGAACACCCAATATATTTCACATCTTGTAAAGCCTGTATACACACATAACTTTCAGAAGGCTTAATCAACATATACAACATAGGAATACCTAAGTCTTGTAGGTGTTTAGCACTTAGTAGTATTCTATTCTGAACTTCAACATCACCACCATGAACAACAATCAAGTCTGTATCGAAAAGAACTTTGGCTTCGGATGTTACATGAACACCATTCAAATCACCTTTATGTTCACCAGCCAATACAGTAACTTGATGTCCTCTAGACAAGGATTCCTCAGCCATTTGTTGAACATAATATTCTGAACCACCAGGAAAAGGAGCATATCTATGCACTATAAAACATAATTTCATTTTACACCATAAAAGTAAAGGTCTGTACCTTGAGATAAAAATTGATAATCAGTGAACATGGTATTTAAATCAAAATTATCTTTAAAATCTTGTTCAGTAAGATTTTTATAATAATCCCAGCCAAGTCCAATCGTTAACGGAGAATCTTGTGGCGTTGTTCTAGTTGTACCGTGTTCTGGACGACCAGTGGTTGCACATGTCATAATAATTAAACCAGCAGTTCTAACTATTCTATACATATTTCTAAAGGTAGCTACCCATTCTGGATTATGTTCAAAACATTCACATGAAATAGTAACATCAAAACTTTCAGTTGGTGCATCAAACTTTTGGCCCTCACAAACAATATCAACATCTTTACCTTCAGCAACATCTATACCAATATAATTACATTCAGTAAAGAAATCTCTAACTGTACCATTAATGTTTAGACTACCAACTTCCAATACTTGTTTCTTGTGAAAATAATCAGGAAATTTATCTTTTACATATTTAATGTAATCATTTTGTGCTGGGTGTGACACTATATTTCTCCTCAAGTTGTTTTTTCCATTCAGGTACTCGATTGTATTGATGTACCATTACATATTTTTGGCCAATTGTATTATATACATATCCATCTTCAAATACAGGTTCACGACTCAACAAGTTTGGTCTAAAACCATTTATTTTATTTGGATCTGCTGTTGTACCACATTGACAAGCCCAAGGAACATCGTGATTAACAAATTGGGTAATATCACTATAAGGTTTGAGAGACAACAATAAGTTGACGGCAGCTTGGTCTGGACCACCACCACCTTCAACAAATTGTGGTGCACCATTACAAAGCAAACTTACATTATAACAGAAGTCCAAATAATCTCGAAATACACCAGCAGTTGTTCCAGCATTATAAATTGGAATATCCGACATATGTTGAGCTGCAAGTGGTCCAAAAGATTTGGACATATTATTCATACCCCATGGCTCATCTTTGTACTTTAGAGATTCGCAAGCAACACACAACTTTTTATCACCAAGGTTTTGTTCCAGCCAAATAGACGGATCACTTTGAAAAATAACATCGGCTACATCAGTATTAACAATGTAACGTATTTTCTCTTTAAAGTTTTTTAAGATTTGCCAAATATGTAAAAATCTGATATTGACAATATTAAAAGGTTCATTAATTTTAATATTGTAAACTTTAAATCCAAGTTTTTCTAATTTAAAAATAACATCATCTTGGATATTATAACAAATCATTATTTTGTGACCTGAGAATCCACTTGATAAAAGCGAATTAACCCAAGGTGCAATCTTTTCAAATTTATAGCCAGTAATAAACCCTACTACTGCGTCATTGTCTTTGTCCATGGGAAATCTCCATTATATTTGTCATTCATTACTTTGTTACCATTAATAAAGAAATCAGCATTAACTGATCCAGCATTACCATCAACACGATAATTAACTGTATATTTACCAGTACATTCATAATTTTTGAAATATTGTTGTAGTGCTGAATAGAATACTCTATCTTGACCCCAACCACCGTGCCAAACAGAAGCTAATTGTATCGCAACTTTTGTTCTAAGGCAATATGAATTAGTATCTATATGATTAATACCATGATATGTTTGCCACTTACCAAGAGACTCACAATCGTCATTACAAATGTAGTCGCCAAGTTTACCACATATTTTTCTGAGCGAATAAACCCAATCAACATTCGTAGAAGTTATTGTTTTTAAACAACTTTCTATGTGATTATTTTCCAGCCAACAATCCTGATCCAAATATCCTACAAATTCTGTGTCAATCAGGTGGGTAAAAGAAGCATATATACGGTGTCCGTAGAAACCATTAGCACCAACATTAATTGGTAAGTATGTTACCTTTAGATTAGGATTACCAAGGTAATCATCCAGTATTACCTTAGAAGCTCCCCTGAACTTTTCACCGTCAACAACGACATAACAAGTAGTTGATTCGGTTTGATTCAATACAGACT